TAGTTAGATTGTACGGCTATTGTGTCTGTGCCATCAAAAGTCTCTAACATTAATAGTGATTTTTGACCTGTAGCATAATCGTGATAGTCTTCTAATTCAATTGAACCATCACCTGTTAATGCAACTTGACCATTTTCTAAACCAACTTTGTGATTTAGAGTATTTAATGAAAACTTATCTTCAGCTTGGTCAAGTATCTCTTGACCAGTATTAATCTCTTCGTTAGAGTATTCAAATCTAGTCACTCTTAATTTGTAAACAGGCAAGTTACCTAATTGAAAGAATGGCTCTTGGTCTTCTACAAATTGTATTTCAAAAAATGAATTCATTAAAGGTAGATAAATTATATCTCCTTCGTTTGGTCTGCCAACTGCAATTAAGTTAGCCTTACTTGCAACGTGTTCCTCAAATCTTCTTTTAGAAACAACTAGTGTTGTATCTTCTCTAATTTCTAAACCAAATTTTGATACTAATTCTTGTTCACCTGCAAATCCTTCAGCAGTTTCAAAGTACATTTCAATCATATACGAGTCGTCAAAACGACTTGTAGTATCTTCACCTAATACTAAATCTCTGTTAACTAATGTACGTGGTAGGTAGTAAACGTCTTGTCCGTAGATTTTTAATCCTTCAATGATTAGGTCTTCGTGCAATCTTTGTTCAGCAGTATTACCAATGCCTCGTCCACCTTGAAAGTAGTGATTGATTGCCATACATTTTACCCTATCATCATTGCTGGATTTAATTCATAAGACGTTCTAATTTCTTGTTCTAATTTTTCAATGTCTCCTAATGCTTGAGAAAATATTTCTTGACCGTTCAAGGTAACTCCACCAATCATTTGAACACCACCAAATTTAGATAGATTAGCGCCCCATTGTCTTTTAAACAAAGCAGTCACATATCTTTTTAAAAAGAGGTCATTGTAAACGTCTGTATTTGAAGCTGGGTCTAATTTTCTATAACACTCTATCACTAGGTATTCGCCAACCATTAAATCATTTTTCCAGTCCATATCTATATAGAGTTTGTTTTCGTGTTGATTAAATCTCATAGGTTTTTCGCCAACCAATATGTGGTCTAAAAAATCTAAATGTCTTAATACAACATCATAGTTTACAACTGAAGTTGAAGAAAAATCGTAAAGGTCATTTAATCTTAATTGATACCTAACATCAAATAGATTCATACTACCTTTGTTTGAAAAAGGAAATATATTAATAACTGAAAGAATGGATGCTGGTATACCTAACCAATTCTGTCCTTCTTTCCAAGTAGTTGTACTAGAATCGACTGTTGCTGTTTCAGAAGCGTCAGCTGTCATTCTGTCCTTATCTGCTTGTGTGTATTGATACTTTAAATATGTTCTTTTAACACCATCATAGTGGTATTGAGCAAAGTATTGTACTGCCTCATCAATTCTATCTTCAAGTTGGTCATCATCAACATTAATCTCAATAACAGGCTTTCCTAACGCCCTTAAAGCATATTGTTTTAAACTCTCTCTAGTTGCTGGTTCTGCCATTGTTTACACCCTTTTCTGGTATATTTATAATAGTTATTACAGATACGGTTGGTTTTCTGATACTATTGGAAATAGGTTGTCGGAACAGAATAATTTAATATCTTCGTCTGGTAAACCAAGAGATTGCATTACTCTAGGTGTATGTGGATTTTTTTGTTGATGTTCACAGTAATAATTTTGTGCTTTTATAACATCTATCATCTTGGCTTCATTTTCGTGGTTTTTAATTTTATCAATATAGTTGTTTAAATTAGATACAGCCATTGTACATATTTTATTTAACTCTTCTTCTTCTCTTACATTACCGGCGGCTATCATACCTCCCGAAAAGATAGCCTTTGCCCAATCCGGCAACTCTCTCTCTTTACTAGGTTTGTACCATTTATTTTCTTCTATGAACCACTTTGTTAATGGGTGGTCTTTTTGTAATAAAGGACTAAAATCGTGAAATGCACCTGTGACTTTTTTCTCACCTGCAATTATATCAAAACCATAAATTGGTCCACCATTTGTTAACATAGGAAATAAACATAGATGAGCCATCCAGAGACCTTTAGATTCTCTAACATCAACCACGTCTAAATGAGCACGTCTAATATATCTATTATTCCAGGTTCTATTAACCCATCCTAATTCTTTATTGTTGAATCTATCCATACCTGGTTCATCATATTCAACCAGATTTTTATTTAAGACTTCAACAGTCTCATTACTCCACTTTATTAGTCGGTCCCAAATCATACATTTCCTTAAATAAATTTGTTGCACTTTCAAAACAAAATATTGCTTCTGGCAACACGTTAACTTCATATAAATTTAAATAACTTTCAACTCTTTCTTTAACAATTCTTTTATATTCTTTTGCTTCATTATGTTTGAATACATAATATCTGTTAGGTCCTGGCGTTTTTCTTTTAATCATTTGACCACCTGATAAATCACCTAAATGTCTAACATAAACGTGTGCATAAAGTTTTTCATTCTCACCTCTAATAGTTTCTAAATGTTCGACATATGCTTTTGTGCTTTCTGTTAATTCTGGTGGATTATCAACATCTTGCCATAAGTGTTTGTAATCATAGTAAATATGAGGTGCTCTTGGCAAATTTCTAGTATCTATAAACAAAGAGCTTTCTAAACAATACTCTTCTAGTTTAGAATAGCAAGCTAATTGATTGTAAAGATAAGTTGCATAAAGTTTTTCGTCTATTTCACCAGACATTAAAAGTTGTACAAACTGTTGTCTTTCAGCGTTCTTATGATATTCCCAAACTAATTCGGTAATTCTATATTTCTTCTCTGACACCATTTTCTTTTTCCACATCTAAAAAGGATTCTCTTTTCCATCTATTATCATCAACACCATTTCTATGGTCAATTATTTTTGACTTATCTAATGGATAATCTTCTCTAACAGAATGGTCTTGTATACCTTGTTTCCATTCCTCAATTGCTCTATTGGAATCCATAATACGCCAATCACCAAAATTTTTTGTTTCTTCCCAAACATCTTTAGTATTCATAAAAAAGTCAGACATACCAATAATTGCTTTGATAGTATCTGTTCTTACTACTGCATATTTTCTAAATTTATATTGTTTAAGAGGATTTAAAAATGCGTCAACTTCTTCTTTAGGAATATTTAATTCATCTTTAAATAAATCAACAACTACACCATAAACAACTTGATAATCAAAGTAATCTATTTTAGCCTGTGTGTCTATTGGTCTTGTGTGATTGAATTTATATTTGTTACCTAGATAATCAACACCATCAGTCAAAGTTGGTACTCTTTGAGCAAAATTAGGTTTTGCTTTAAATGGCCATAATTCTAACCATTTATTTACTAGTTTTTTGCCGGCATTATGATGTTCAAAATCAATAACAGAAAGACAGCCTTCCATTATATTGAGTATATACCAAATGTTATACCAATATGTAGCTTGCTGTTCTTTCGGATATTGTTTAAATTTATCTGAAAAGATTTCGTGATTTTTAAAACTTAAATAGTTTTTTTTCGTTTTGTACATTATATTTCCTCATAATAAAAATAGTTAATCAAAAACTATTTATTAATCACCTGGTGATGAAGACCAGTGAGATTGATAGTTATTTGAACCCCAAGATGAAATCGTTTGAGTATAATATCTGTAAGGCATAATGTCATACATATACGTTTGATTATTACCTTGGTAACCTGTTCTCAATAATTTACCATAACTATCTCTAGTAGCAAAGTTTTGAGCAGTTGGATAACCATAACAATGAACGTCTGTCAACTTGATATTGTTTGGTTGTATACCACGTCTTTTTCTATGTCTGTTTTCAGAGTTTGCTTCAAACGCTTGTTCTGTCATATGCTCATAACCATCTGAATCACTCGAAGGATTTGAGTTAGTGTTTGAAGGATAATAACCTCCACTATCATAACCACCGTACCACATTGAGCCTTCTTCATCTAAAATTAGAGGATGGTCATAGATATAAGAACCATCACCTCTATTTTCATTCATACCACCAACTTGTCTAATGTATTTTGGTCCTCTTAAATGAGAGAACATTCCGTGAATTCCACCTGAATTGTACCAGTATCCGTTTTGTGAACGTGAACCTCTACTACCATATGTTCCATAGTTACCATCATTTACCCATAACATACCTGTTGATTTTTGTCTAAAGTAGAACCACTTGTGTTCGTCACCACCACACCAGAATTCATCAACATCACCGTTTAAGTGAAAGTCTGTTCTTTGAAATTGTGAAATATATCTTGTTGCGTTATCACCTATACCGTAAATACCTGGAACTTGACCGTTTGTTAAGTAACCTGTGTACCACATATAGCCCTCACCATCAAGTACCCAAGTACCTGCGTGTGATTGTGAAGAGTATGACCAATGTTGTAATAGTTTCATACCACCGTATAAATTCCAGTTTACTTCAACTCTTCTTGGAATGTAATAGTATTTTGTACCTTGAGAAGTGTGTGAGCCTTCACCTGTTCCACCACAACCGTGTAAATTTTGTCCCCAGAACCATAAGTAACCATCTTCGTCAAGAGCGTGGAAAAACATTTCTTCGTTACCGTTTGCCCACATATCAACAATTCTTTTACCATTAAAGAATGATTGAGGAATTTTAATAGGTCTTTTTACGTTAACTGAATAAAAAGAAAATGAGTAAGGCGAACCTGCGTTTGTATCAGTTGAAGCATTGATACTCGGGTTACCACCACCAAATTGACCTTGGTTGTTATGACCCCACATCCATACTGAACCGTCTTCGCCTAATGCAAACTGCATACAAGCAGAGTTGTTTTGACCTTGACCTGAAGAACCAATTTTAACCATTTTAGTTTCGTTAAATGGACGTATTGTTTCACCCAACCAATCAACGGTATCACTTGCTGATACTCTGTTTGTGTAGTTTCTGTCGGAAGTATTTGTGTTGCCACCTTCGTTATAACCTAATTGATAGTGTGAGTTATAACCAGCAGAATAAACTTCGCCGTTATTCATCAACCACCAAGAAGTATTATTTGACGATATGTGTTGAATACATTTAGGAGTTTTACCATCTGGTGAAACCATATTTCCTGTAAACTCGGTACCTTTTGCAATGTCTTTATTATCAACTGAAGTCATCCAATCAACAAAAGTAAAACCTACGTTTTTAGGAGAACCACGTCTTGCATTACCTGAATGTCCATCACCCATACCCATTTGACCATTGTTGTTATTACCACCGTGGCCATAAAAATCACCATCTGAATGAATTGCACCAAGTGTATAGTTATGTTGTTGTTCTCTTGAATTTCTACCCATATTGTACTTCCACCCTAAAGGAGCTCTATTAGTGAAAGATACAACTTTATTTCTGTCTGGATATGCGTAAGGTGATTCGTAAATTTTCACCCAATATTCACTTATTGTTCCATCGTGTTCTTCAACCCAAGTGTTATAACGTCTTGTTCTTTTGATACATTGAAAAATTTTCTTACCAACTGAACACATTTCACCTGGTTCGTACTGTCTAAAAAATTCCCACTCTCCAACATCATCTGTTGAACGTAAAAATAATTGCCAATATTTTGCGTTGTCAGGTCTAAAAGACTTTTGTACAATTCTTACCGGGTCAAAAGAATAGTTACCTGTGTTAACTATTGAGTCCTGTGAAAGTGTGTATGCAATAGGACAATCTCTTATACATCTATAAGATTTACCTTTCCAAGCAACTATATCGTTTTTGCTGTAAGCTGTTCTATCTCTCCAAGGACCTTGCCAAGTAAGTTTAAATTGTTGTAAATCAAAAGCCATTTTTTTACCTTTTATATTTTGTTATTATATTAAAGCTGGTAAACCGTGATTAGTAAATACAGCATTAATGTCACCTTTTAAAGTGTCGTGTGCTGTTTTTACAGCAGTGACATCATTAATCAAAGCGTCATAAATTTCCACCTTTGAATAAGTGTCGTCAAAAACTTCTTGAAGTGCTGCTCTTTCTAACATTAAACTAGGTGTTTTTCTTAACTTTTTTAAAATTGCTAAATCTTCTGCGTCTGTAGCATCCATAACTTTTACACCATATTTGGTATCATTAGCACCAGTAGTTGTAATTGTTACCTCACCGTCATCATAAGAGGAATAGTTGTAACCATCAATTGTCATTAACGCTACAGGACCTGTTCCAGTTGATACGGCAGGATGTACATAATCATCTTCAAGAGCAATCTCTTTAAGACTAAATACTTTTTTTGCCATTTTCTTTTTCTCCTTTAGAATAGTAAATTATTATATTACTATTTATACTATTTATATGTTATCTTCCGTGGCCTTGATTATAAGCCTGACCATTTGTTGAAGTCCAACTATGCGTCCACCAGTTATGTCCTGACATCCAATAATTTCTTCCCCAATAGAACATTTTTCCGTGTTCATCTGTGTATCTGTAACCACCAGCGTATTCAGCTGAACCTTGGTCATCTGAAGTAATGTGCATAGTTTTAACTCTAGCACCGGCAGGTGTCACCCAATGGAAAGGATGATTATTACCGTCTTCACCGGTCCAGTTTGTACCAGCTTGAGGATTTAACATAGAATTTCTTGAGTCATAACCATAACAGAATGATTCTCCACTATCTGTAATCCAGAAAGATTTACCTTGGTCTGAATAATCACCTGAAATATGTACTTCTTTTAGATTTGTGACTTTTTGCACTACAACTGGAGATGTATCGTTACCAGTATTACCTGTACCACCATTATAGTAAGAACCACTATGTCCTGCGTGATAAGTTGTACCATCTTTTGTTCTATAAAAAGCAACTTTGTATCCGTTCCAGTACATTGACCATAAATCAACAATGTCACCACCTGGTGCAACTTCAGTTTTTGTTAACTGTGTATTATTTGTTGTTGTACCATCACCAAAGTTACCATAGTTATTTTCACCACAATTCCAAATATATCCGTTACCGTCTAGTAAGGTTACCCAACCATCATTACCATTACCTTGAATTTGCCATACTGCGATACCGTTGTTAGCAACAGGATCCCAACCTTGCATTTTTGTAGGTCTGTATCTGTCAGTTGTAGTTGTATCACCTAATTGGCCGATACCGTTATTA